CAATGCGTGGGTTGGTGCCGAGTTTCCCGAGAACATCGACGTGCGCGAGGTTCGCATCGCGGCGCCGACCAATCCGGGAATGCTTGCTGATTTCCCGCAGGCTATAGCGATTGATGGGGCATGGGAGTATGGCACGTGGGTCAACGTCGCCGAATTGACCTATGCGCCTTTCACGGCCGGTGAGGAGCGTCTGTTCGCGATCTCCCAGATCGCCCCCTCGGTGCTGGCAAAGAAGGTGACCGGCTCGGTTGCGCTTGATGCGATCCCGGACGGATCATTGTCCGTGACTGCGGTTGGTGGCTCGGCCGTACTTGAAGAGAAGCGCTATGGCGTCCTGAAGGCACTTGGGCACGTTGTCGTCCGGGCCGGGCAGTATGGGGTGAACAAGGTCGTCGCCCATGTCGTCCTGTCCGAACGTGACTCTCCCGGCCTCTTCGTCCGCAACACGGTGGTAAGAAACGCCATTTTGCGCGCCGTGTCATTCCGGAGCTGAGCAGAACGATCGCGCCTCTCTGACCCTCCTCATGGATCGGTAAACATGTCGCACCTACCTGGGAGAACAACCACCCCGGCGAAACCGGTGATAGTGTAAATCCCCGTCGTCATTAGAAGGGCAGCAGCTCCGCTCTTGATATCGACGACCATTTCGATTTCGAGGCCCGGCGCGAGGTGCTTGATTTGGCGGATGGCGCCCAGCCACAGGCTGGTTCATCGGATTTCTGGACGTGGTCTCCGATGACGGTGATCTGTCCCGGTTGCGGGGCGTTCTTGAATATCTTGACCGAGTTTTCTTCGGCCTCAATGCAGTCGTCGCCGAAGCAAAGCTCACCGGGAGCGTAACCCATATAGGAGACACTGTCGATCTTAGGCCCCTTGTAGATGGACGAAAGATCGCCGGGCTGAAAAAGCATTGGATGTCAGGTGCATCCGCCAAAGCCGGGGTGACAAGAAAAGCGGCTGCCAACGCCCCGAAGATGAGCTTGGAATTCATCTTCCCCGCCCCCTATTCGGCTACTTCTTGAAGCCAAATTCCTCGCAGTCGATTTTCAGGGTCTTGCGATAGAATTTTCCGCTGGGAAGCCGAATGTTGACACGTATGTTTACGGTTTCGTCCACAATCCAATAACCGCGAGATTTCGAGATTGTTCCATCAACGAGAAAGTCGCCTGCCTTTTTGAGGCCCTTTACAAGTCCAAGTCTGAAGTATTCCAGGGCCTGATGATCTGGAACGTCACTTACGTCGTCAAACCGCTCTCGAAGTATCTCGATGACTTCTTCCAGGTCTTCGCTCGGCCTATGTGTGTGGTCAACTTCAACATCGAACGTTCTGGAGATTTTCCTAACCACTTTCCTCAGAGTCTTGGAAGACGCCTCGGCTTTAATTTTTTCCAGCCGCATTCCGTGTTGCCTCGCCAATAGATTGTCAACGCCAACGCAAACACAACATGGACNCTATCATGCAATGAAAGCCCCCTGCAATTGGTATCCAAGGTCGGGATGCGCGTCAAACTGGTATTAAGCCCAAGCCGGTTCAGACCGGGTGCCTCACAACCCCGGCGTAGGGCCGGTCAGGAAAAAAGGCTTGGTAAACTTCGATATTGGTCGCGCATCATCAACATACCAGTTAGAAGAAGCCGGTCTTTAACAAAACACATAAATTACGTTCAATTATAAATATTTCGGGCACCAAGAAAGCAGGAAATAACGTGAGATTCGATAGCGTTGCCAAGGAAATATTCCAAATTCTGCGATCCTTTGATTATGAAGTCCTCATGTTCGATGAGGAGCACAACGAGGTGTATGAACCCGAGCTCGCAAGACGGTTCTTCGCCGCTCCGAAGAACATGCTGGTTTCCATCGTAGATGCTGGCGAAGGTTCCTCGGTACGTCTCTATTTGTCGAAGTCCACGAAAGCTGCGTCTGTTCTCGGACTGATCAATTCTCTTCGGACAGTGGCATCGAAGTACAGTCTGATTTTCAACGTACGTGAGTACGAACGAACGCTAAGTCCTAAGGACTTTTCAACTCATTCATCAATCAATGAGAATAAGGGGAACAATATGAAGTTTGCTAACGGCATGTACGGAACGTCGCGTTCGTCTTATCTCGTGATGGAGAACGCAAAGATCATTGTGCGTCACTCACGAAGGATTGACGAAAGCATCGCCGGTGCACGCACTCGTAACATTGGAAGCATTTTTGTCGAGAACAACGCCGGTGAGCGTATCCGGGTCCCGTCAACGCATCTTGGACCGGCGAAAGCTCTGGCGAGCCACATCAATTTCGGCGGGTCATGGGCGGACCAGGTTGGTGAGCAGATCATCCGGATGGCCCGTGACTTCGATGCCCTGCGCCAGGCCTCCATTCGCCTCGGGAACATGCCCGTCAAGGAAAGTGCTCGCGAACTCCGTGATGCCATCCATGACTATCGCAAGGCGCTGATGGAGAACTTCGTTCGCTTCTGCCACAAGCGCACTTACAAGGACGCCTGCTCTTTCGCGGTCGATCTGCGCCCGCTGCGCGAGTCCGCCAAGGCCCTTGAGAGTGAGATCGAGAAGATGGGCCTTCGCCTTCCCAAGCGTCTCATCGAGAGCGCGGCCGTCGCTCTTGAACAGTCCCGACATGGCCGCAAACTGCCGAGCGAGCGCAACCTTGAACTCATTTCGGTCTTGGGCCGCCCGGTCAACAAGCCGGTCTGGGAGGCGTTCAAACGTGGCCAAATCGAGCTGATCGGCAGGCCGAACCTCAACAATATGCCTCGTTTCACAAACCCGGTTGCGCGCCTCGCCTACAAACTGCGCCAGGTCGTGGCCGTCGTGAAGGATGACTCCCTGACGAACCTACTGTCGTTCGTGGCGGATGAGCTGGTCGAGCGGACCATCACGAGCGTCTCTCCTCGCCAGCTTCAGATTGTTGCCCTTCAGGCCCTGAAGGCAGCTGGCGTTCCGATCCAGGAGGGCAGGGAGCTGCGCAAGGCAAAGGCCATGCGCGAGTTCTACGAGTGGGCTGCAACCTTCCATCCGGACGTTGTCCTTGAGTATGACCGCTTCAGCGGCCGACTGCCCGATACGTCCCGCTATGACCATGCCGTGGCCGAGATCGTCGGTGATTTCGACTACGAGGATTTCATGGCGTCCGACGCAGCAAGCGAGTTCTTTTATTCCGATCTCGACAAGCTGACGGACGAGGAAAAGACGATCTCCCAGAAGGAAATTCAGGACGCCATCGAGACCTACATCGAGGATCAGGCGGCCCGTTACTACGGCATGATCGGCATCAACGTCTCCCATGAGGCCAAGTCGCTGATGAGATACGTCACCGACCGGATGCGCAAGGACGGCTACATCATCGAGATCGACGAGCACTGCGGCGTCTGCCCGGAGGACCGGCGCAGGNNGCTCCATGATGACGTGACCCACGAGGATGTGCTTCTGCCCAAGGACAAGGGTGAGGATTTCAAGCGTGAGGTGGCGGCAAAGACTGTGCGCGATCCNCACACTGGCAAGAAAACGGTTCCTGACCAGGACTATGTCGCCCGACTTCAGTCCCTGGCTGGCGTGAAGTGATTTAGAAAAGCGGGCGTTGAGCCCGCTTTTTAATTTGGTCCAATCTCATCAGAATCGTATAGTGGGGACATACTGGCAGGCGCGGTGGAATAAGCATCTATCTTCCACANCGGAAATAATTTTGCAGTTCGTGTCGCCCTTCCTGTATAAATAGAGTGTCTGCTGATTTGCAGACGGCTTCGATTTTAGGTTATATTGAAAGGCAAATATTTATGGCAATCGATATTTCAGAAGTTCGTGCTAGGCTCCTTGCTTCCAAGCAGCGTGACCGTCAGTCTTCCAGCGGTGGTGACAACGCCTCGTATCCCTTCTGGGACATTCCTTTCGACTCCACCGCAACCGTCCGCTTCCTTCCCGACGGTGATCCCAACAATCCGTTCTGCTGGGTTGAACGTCTGGTCATCAAGCTCCCGTTCGCTGGTATCGTTGGCAGCGATAACGACACTGATCGCGAGATCACCGTGACCGTGCCGTGCGTCGAGATGTTCGGTATGACGTGCCCGATCATTTCCGGCACGCGGGACCTCTGGAAAGACGACAGCACCAAGGAGATTGCGCGCAAGTACTGGAAGAAGCGCAGCTATCTCATGCAGGGCTTCGTCATCGACTCCCCGATCAACGAGACGAACCCTCCGGAGAATCCGATCCGTCGCTTCGTGATCAATCCGACCCTCTTCGAGGTCATTGAGAAGGCCATTCTCGACCCCGACCTGACGGATGTTCCGTACGACTATGTCGGTGGACGCGACTTCCGTATTACGAAGACCCGCAAGGGCGAGTGGGCCAATTACTCGTCGTCCTCGTTTTCGATGAAGACCCGCTCTCTCAACGAGACCGAACTGATGGCCATCGAGAAGTATGGCCTGTTCAATCTCAAGGAGTTCCTCGGTCGCGTCCCCGACAGCGACGAACTCGCCGCTCTGAAGGCGATGCTGGATGCGTCTCTGCGTGGCGAACCCTATGACTACGCGTCGTTCGGCAAGTACTACAAGCCGTTCTCCCGTGGCGGTTCCGACGCCTCGATCAGCGAGGCTGGTGCCCGCCAGGTCGCGGAGACGGTCCCTGCCAAGCCTGTCACTTCCGAAACGCATGGGGGTGAACCGGCCTTCCAGGCTTCCCTGTCGCCTGCCACCGTGGCTGCGGCGCCGGTCACTACCGGCAAGCCCGATCCTCGCGAGATCATCGAGCGCATCCGCCAGCGCACTGCGGCTCAGTAATCGAACAGGCCGTGTTGGTTTAATCCGCCGCCCTCGGGCGGCGGATTCGATATCAAGCTATTCTTGAAAGGAAATATGAAGACTTTCGATCTTACGAGGTTTAGAAAGAGCGCCCTCAAGAAGAGGATGGTTGAGGGGTTTCACGATCCGGATATTTGGATTGATACCGGTAACTATGCGCTTAACTACATGATATCGAATTCCTTCTACAAGGGAGTTCCGATGGGCAAAGTCTCGTGCTTTGCCGGTGAATCCGGATCAGGAAAATCCTACATCGTATCCGGAAACATCGTCCGCAACGCCCAGAAGATGGGCATCCTGCCGGTCATCCTGGACTCGGAGTTCGCGCTGGACGAGAAGTGGCTGAAGCGTCTTGGCGTTGATACCAGCCCCGAAAAGCTGATGCGTTTCCCTGTGTCGCTGGTTGATGAGTGTGCCACGCTGATCAGTGACTTCATGGATCAATACTTGGAGGAATACAAGGACATCCCGGAAGAGGAACGTCAGGGCGTCCTGTTCATCATCGACTCTCTTGGCATGCTCTCCACACCCAGCGAGGCCGAGCAGTTCCAGAAGGGCGACATGAAGGGCGACATGGGCCGCAAGGCCAAGCAGCTCAAGGCCCTCGTGACGCAATGCCTCAAGCTCTTCGGTCCGCACAAGATTGGCCTTGTGGCGACGAACCACACCTACCGGTCGCAGGACATGTTCAACCCTGAAGACGTGATCTCCGGTGGTTCGGGTTTCATCTTCGCGTCGAGCATCATTGTCTCAATGAACAAGCTCAAGCTGAAGGTTAACGTCGAGGGCGAGAAAGTCTCCGAGGTTCTCGGCATCCGCTCGAAAATTCGATGCGTGAAGAGCCGATACGCCAAGCCGTTCGAGGAGGTGGAGGTTCACATCCCCTATGACACCGGCATGGACCCGTACTCCGGTCTCGTGGACCTGTTCGAGAAGAGGGGTCTTCTGACCAAGTCTGGCAACTTCCTCGAATACGTCGATGCCAATGGTGAGGTGCACAAGGCCTATCGCAAGGACTGGCTCACTAACCATGAGAAGCTAAAGATGATCATGGACGACGTCGAGGCAAGGAACGAGACGGCCGAGGGCGTGGATGAAACGCCTGTTGAATTCGAGCAGATTTAAATGGATTTCTGATGACGAGTGAAAGCAAGCTTATTTTGGAACTCTGGGAGCTTGTCAGGCACGACATTCCAGCTTCTTCCCGCGCCAGTGTCGCGCACTCGATGATGGCTCTGTTCTACGAATACGGATTTGAAGCCCGTGATGTGGCGGATGTCGTCGAAGAGGATCAGGTTCTCGGGAAGGCGTATTTCGAGGTCTTCGAAGGCGAGGACGACCAGGAGCTGGAAGACGACGATTATTACAACTGACTGTCATGACTTGGTATAACAGAATTGTTCAAGCAGGGGCGAAGGGAGATTGGTCGGTTCTTGCGGAGGCCTTCGAGCACTTTCATAGGGAGTACGAGGAGGCGAAGAGGGAGCTCCGGCCGGAGGGACGCATCTGGGATGCCGCCAAGATGCTTCCCTATCTCAACGTCCATCGCTACGAGCAATGGAAGGAGCTGGAGGCGATCCACGACTGGATCGAGCTGCAAGCCCTCAGGAAATATACCGAGAAGTTCGCGGCCTACTCTGAACACTACAAGGGTCGCGCCATGACGGAGAACGGTGCCAAGCGTCTGGCTGAAGGCGATCCCGAGCATATCACACTCAAGGAGCTTGCCAGGGAGGTGAAGCTTCTCATGGACAAGTTCGCCGGGATCACCAAGGGGCTCGATCAGGCCCATTTTCAGATTGGCAATCTGATCAAATTGCGGGCCGCAGGCATCGAGGATGCGGAGTTTTGAAGAGGGGAGGGGCGCTTCGGCGCCCCTTTTCGACGATTGACAATATTTTTCGTTGACGAAATACGAAAACATGTCTTAATTGAGCCATAAGTCATTCATGTGGGGATCGATTATGGCTCTCGGAGATTATAGCCGCAGTCGTATTGCTGCGCTTTTCGGTCGAAACATTCGTAACGAGCCTGCTTACGGTATCTGTAAACATCGGTTCTTCAAGGCCTTGGTCGCGTGAGCCTTGAGAGGCCCGGCATTGGGTCTCCAATCTTCACCGAGCAATTACCGGAGGATGGGTTCATGGACGAGAAGCACAAGCCGACTGAGAAAGCGCGCAACGCCTATGCGTCGATGGTTTTCCTGGTCGAAGCGACGAAACTCGTGAGGGATATCCAACTGATCGTTCTCGATCAGCTTAAAGATTATGATGCTGTGGCGATGGCGCATCGCGTCCTCGATCTTGAGGATCGCATCGAAAGCTTTGACACGCATATCCAGCGCATCCTCCGTTCCTGCCACCGGAAGCTTCCGAACGAGTCTTCGAGCTACGATTACTGGATTTACAGGCTTCGTCGGGAGCGGAAGGAGCGGCAGAAAGACTCCGCTGAGGCCAGTTCACATGTGAAATGGTCACTGACAGGGGAGAACAAGACGGACGAGGACCTACTTCTCGCGCGACAGCTCGCAGGAAAGATCGTCAGCGATCTGACCTACGACGAGTTCGTGATTTTCGAGCGCCTCTTGGAGAAGGGGCTCGTCGAGCGGGCCTTTGACGGACCATTCGGCTTGTACGGGGTCGCAACGATTGGCCTTACGAGCCGATACCACGAGGAAATGAAGGAGCATTAGTGCCGCAGCGCGTGGCGGTTGGTCACAGCATCGGCGGTGAGTTTGAGGAACCAGAGGACCGTCCGCTCACGCTATGACCTGGCCTCGCGCCGCCCGGATGGATATGCATGGGTCGGCTGGTCTGGTGCCACGCTGCTTTCACTGGCTCTCCCGGCTTATGCACTTGGGGACGACAATGGAGCCCTGAGGTTGTATCAGCGGCAACAGGTCGTCGCCCGTTGGGTGAGCTGTTCGATAGACTCCCTTGAAAAGCAGGTCGCCTGAGGCGAGAAAGGCAAAAATGTTTGGCATCCTCTACACGATCCAGCCCAGTGGTGAACAGAGCGTCGATTTCCTCGCAACGCACGCTGACATCGACCTGCTTCAGCAGCGCGTGGGTGGTCTGGTCGAGGTCATCCCGTACTTTGATACCGTCAAGATCGAGCAGGTCCCCCAGGCTCCTGATGATGCCTACCTCAGCCTGCTGAAGCGGGCATCCGAGAAGCCTGTTCGATGCGTTGCATTCTGTAACGAGGAGGGCAAGCTTAAAGGGNTTGGCTACAATGAGCTGGCGACAAGGCTTTGGGCTATGTCGATGGTGAACCTCGGTGTTGTCCGGCCCAATGACGACGGCGATGTTATGCTCGATGACGTTCTTGTGGGACCCGTCGTGATCGCATTTGGCGATGATGAGTTCCTGGAAAGCCTCTGAGGGTCACATGCTCCTTTCNATCGGGGGAAGGCTCCCCAACTACCGACCTCTGAGCGAGGAGGGTGCACAGGTTCTACCACAACTACGCGGGTCAGCCTTTCCTGATGCTGTTCTACGACGGCATCACCCAGGAAGAGATCGACGCGATCCGGACCGGCAAGGTGCGACTCGCGCTCATCCCCGTCGGGGAGCACACCATCATCCTGGCCTACTCCATCGAGGGCTTCACGGTGGGGTGGTCCGAGGCCATCTTCGCCATGGGGCGGGTGCATCCCGACAATCGACCATACGAGCACGTCCCAGACGGCGAGGGATGGCTCCTGTCGATCCTTCTCGTCGAGCGATCAACCGGCATCATCAAGTCCATGCGTGCCGGGACCATGACCCCTCTGATGACCAAGAGGCTCCAGGCTGCGCTCGACCGCCTGACCGAGAACGTGGGTTCCTTTACCGACGAGAAGCACATGGCCGAAATCCGGACCATGTACGCCCGCTACCCCGATATCGGCAAAATGGTGCGCCAGGAGTCCACGGTCATGGAGACGATGGGGCGTCCATTCCCGAAAAAGGATATATGAACAAAATCATTCACTTATATGGTTAACCTCGCGCACATCAAGCGGCACTTGAACTTGCGGCTTGAATCTGAATCGTAGGATCAGAGGACGGCCGTAAGTCCATGTAAGGATAACGCAATGGAGAATTATAACCCGAAGCTGGAGCCGCCCGAGGGTGTCTATGGCATGTGTGCGGTGATCTACCCGGATCAGCTGCACTGGTCCGTCTATTACCTGCTCAACGCAACCAAGCCGCTGGGCGTTGAGACGCTTGCGAGAACGCGCGAGCTGCATCGGTCCATGACCTCCGGACAGACAACATCCGAGCGCATGCGCACCAGCACGGTGATCGGGGAGGTTCCTGGGGTTGCCCCCGAGGACCAGCCGGTGATCGGCCTTCTCACTTCCTTGCTTGCCACCACGGCAGCGGAATCCAACCGCATGGCGTCCGTCTACGGACATGCACTCGCGGAGCTCACCGGGCAGAACTTCTTCATCGTCCGGGCTAGCGATGCGAAGGAGGGCGTCTCCACCAAGTTCGAGCCCATCAGCGTCTTCGAGCTGGCGCTGCCGCTTCTGACCCAGGGCAAGAATGTCTACCAGGCCTTCGCTGACCGAGTGAACTCAGACCCGTCCGTCCTCACTATCATCGACCGGATCATGACCGCCATTAAGCGGGCTCCGCGATCCGTTCAGGAGCGGCTGGCGAGGGTAACGAAGGAGATGCAAATGGAAGGACGCTCCGACCCGCAGGAGCTCCTCCGCATTCTCAAGGAAGTTGATCCGGGGATAATGAAGAACGTCCGTCATTGATATCAAGGAAGACGGATCGCGGAAAGATAATGAGTATTATTGGAACCGCCTTCGGATCGTATATTTCTTGCGCTCATTCGACGAGCGCGATAATATGCTCGTCTATTCATCGAGAACATTTTAACGCGCGCCGGGGAATTACATATGGGCCGTCGTCTCAAGCTATCCGCCGATCGGACATTCTTCACGTCTGACACGCATTTCAACCACGCCAACATCATTCGCTTCTGCAACCGTCCGTTCTCTTCCGTCGAGGAGATGGACGAGGCAATGATCAGCAACTGGAACGCAGTCGTTGGTCGCACGGACCTGGTCATCCATTGCGGGGACTTCGCCTTCGGCAGCCAGAGTCGGATTCAGGAGATCGCCGGACGCCTCAATGGCGAAATCATCTTGGTCCTCGGCAACCACGACAACCAGAGGGCACTCAGCAAGCTCTCCCGGTTTCACTCGGTGCATGATGACCTGGAGGTCGTGATCGACGGCGCCCTCGTCGTGCTCCATCACTACGCCAAACGCACCTGGAACAAGATGGGCTACGGTTCATACCACTTCTTCGGTCATAGCCACGGCAATCTGCCCCCGCTCGGGCGCTCGATTGATGTCGGCGTGGACGTTTGGGGTTTCCGCCCGGTCAAGTTCCATGAAATCAAATCAAGGTTGGAGGAGCTGGCAGTCGAGGAGGGGGCCGGATTAAAAAACGCTGATTCCGCACAGCGGGAAGGCGTCTGAAAAAAACACAGGGGAAAACATGAGTATATCGCTCTGGCATTTGCTCGTGATTTTGGTCCTCGTGGGTCTGGTCGTTTGGATTGTGAGGCTGATATTCTTCAAATAGTGTAATGCTGGCGGCGCACGCCTAGCGGCTTCATGCCCTGAAAGCGCTACGGGCACAACCCGAGCGCTTTCAGGAATACCTCTGCCGAGAAATTCGGAATACTACCATCTGGGATGACAGCCCGAGTACGTGATTGATGATGAAGAAATGTTGACGGCAGGCATGCCGCTATGTAATAAACGACGAGCATAGTTCTCTGGAAGAGTTATTGCGAGAGCATCTCGGGATTCCTTTAATTCCGGGCGAGGGGTTTGGAATGATCTATACGACCAGTACGGGCTATCAGGTTCATTCGATCTATATGATCAAGAACGAGATCAAGCTCGATTACTGGTTCGACACCGAAAACCGGTTCAAGCAGTGCTTTAGGGACATCATCGAGCGTTGTGCAAACGACAAGACGGCCGCCATCAGGACCGTCCTGCCTCACTCCATCCCCTTCGATGGCATCGATCTGCCGTCCGAGTGGCTCTACGAGAACGTGCAGAGGGCGTGGGTCGGTGTCCCCAACGGGAACAGCTGGATCGTGTTCTTCGACGACGAGGCGGATGCATTGGCGTTCCGCATGACGTTCTGATAGGCGCTTCAGAGGACTGTCTAGGCCCTTGGGTTTCACCCAGGGGCTTTTTTCTTGGCTCGATGGCGGTTAATTGCCAATATTTACAGGGGTTTATCACGAATTAATAGTCGAGCAACAGAATGAGGCTCGACGGGCTATGGCANTAAGATTTAGCGGGCTGCGCGATGGCGTAGTTCGAGGAATTATTATTAGAAAAGGGGAGGTTGGTCTCCCCACCGACCCGGAAGAACCGGAAGTCCCGACGAATCCACTCGCTTGGATTACGCCCCAGGGGTCCCTTGGTGCTTATGAAGAGCGCACGAGCGTGACGATCTACCTTGAGGTCGTCGATCCATACGATCGGGTTAATTCGTTCTCGATCATTTCCGGTGGCCTTCCGGATGGTCTGGAAATGAACCCGTACACCGGGATCATTACCGGGACGATTTCATCCGTCCCCCAGGACCACACGTTCACGTTCACCGTGCTCGTGCGCGATGAGCTCGGCGACGAACTCACAGGCACCTTCAGCATATCGGTGATCAATGTGCCGCAGGTGCAGTGGATCACTCCTGCCGGTCTTATCGGGGAGGTCGGTCTTGGGTCGGATTTTGAAGCTCAACTTGTTGCGGAGGCCTAATGTCGATCACGTATCAAATGGTATACGGCGGTCTCCCTTCGGGCATCGATCTCGATCCGAAAGGGCTCGTGCATGGGACGGCTCTCTATGACGCGATTCATGCCCCGATCTGGGAAACGCCGCCTGGGGAACTCGCTGTCGCCGACGAGTTTGCTGAGCTGGAGCTTCCTCCGCTGGTAGCCCNCAGCCAGCCTGGGCGCCAGCTTGTCAGGTACAGCATTGTCAAGGCTCACAAGGGCCACACGGGCCTTCCCTGGGGCCTGAAACTCGATCCCAAGACGGGTGTCATATCCGGCTACATCGCCGAGCTTCTCGACGAGCTGGCGAACCCGCTTCCTCCATCGGAGATTCCGATNTGGAATACACCCAAGGGGCTCCTCGGCACCTGGGGTGAGTTCGAGGAGGTGGAGATTGAGCTGAGCGCGACGCCGCAGCTCGGTGAGCGCATCGTGCGCTGGTTCATCGTGAAGGGTGCCCTTCCATGGGGGCTGACCATCGACACCAAGACAGGCGTCATTTCCGGAACCACGGCAGAGCTGGTCCATCCGATCTCCTACGTTCCGGAGGAGTTCTTCCCAAAGCCTGTCTGGAAGACCCCAACCGGCAGCCTCGGCATCTACAACGAGTTCCAGACGATCTCGCTTCAGCTCGACATCCAACCGCGTCTCGGCAGCGCGATGAAGAGTTTCGTCATCACCGAGGGCTTCCTGCCGTGGGGGCTCGTCCTCGATCGTGCCACCGGCGTGATCAGCGGCACCGCAGCCGAGCTGAAAACGCCGTTCGAGCCGGTCATGGAGAGCCCGATGCCTCGCCCGACCTGGAACACCCAAAAGGGCTGCATCGGTATCTACCGCGAGCAGGATGAGATCGACGTGCAGGTGAGCGCCACGCCGCACCTCGGGACGACCC